GGACTTGCGGAACTCCCAAAGTTTCGCCTTCAACTCAGTATCAGGCTGAACCTTGTCTGCGTAGCAAATCCAACTGTAGGATGGAAGCAAACCATCACGACCAGTAATGGCTTCAAGTTTCTCCGTATCGGAACCAATTGCTTTCTTCGCAGCCTTCACGTACTCGTCAATCAAGTCCATCTTGGTACCACCGTGGATAACAGAGTCATTAACGCTCGTGCGACCCATTTCTCCATCATTCTTCTGGAACGGCAGCCAATAGCACTTTCTACGGACATAGAACGAATCCAAGCCTGGGTGTGCAGGGAAAATACGGATTTTGATTGTTTTCTTGTCTTCCAGCTGAAGATACTCGTTGTTGGAAATACCCAACATCTTCTCATCCTCTTCAGCAGCCTTTTTCAAACTCTTAATCTTTGTAGGTTTGAATTGGTCTCTTAAAGAATTTTTTGCCATGATAAATAAAATTATTGAAATTAAACACTATGTTAGTCAATCGTGCGTTTCGCTCTCTTAATAACTATGCTGTTCACTTTTCCTTCAAGCATCTCAGCAGGAACATCCTGACCCTGAATAGTCAAAGATAGTTTCTCAAGTTTGCTACTTTTACTCTTCATCGCCCAAAGCAATGAATTTGCATAGTCTCTCGCTTTCTCGCATTCAATCTTTTTTCGCAAAATAACTTGATACTCCTTATCCTGAAGAACAGCGGCATTGATAGCATCGACAGTTGGTCTTTTACCTCCATTTTCGTCTGCAAGACTCAACGCATATTTTTCCTTCAACTTTGCTTCAAGAATATCTCTGTTGAGTTTGATTTCAGATACCTTACTTTCTGCATCGGCAAGCATTAAGCCAATACGATTTTCGATGATTGGGAAAGTTACTAATTCCCCGACAAGGTTGGAATAATCTATCTTGAGGAAATCTTCAACTTGAAAATCCTCATCGAACTCTCCGACATGCAGAACATATTGTTTGCCTGCGATATTAACCACTTTCTTTTCCATGACGCTCCTAAATTGCAGGCTCATCCATTACCAGTTGGTCAGCCTTAATTCTACGGATAATTTCAAAAACGGCATAGTGAATCATCTTGAACAAATCCTTCAACAATCCGCTTTTCTTGCTCCCTCGTGTTACATAACGCTGAAGGTATCGGGCAATCTGATATTCGTTGATTGCTTTACCACTTTCCTTGTTGTATAGCATCTTCTTTGTGTCAATACCCATATTCTCTCCTTTAGCGTACTTGTCGCTGTACGTGCCGTGGATATGGTCTATAACCATACATACTGCGAGACAAGCATCAGGCTCTTTTTCCATAATCTCAGTCAACTGAGCAACGGCTTTATCAAAAATCTCTTTTTCCATGATAGTCTGAATCGATTATTTTGTTAATACTCTCTATAAATTTTTGCGGCTCTATCTCTAATGACTTCGCTGCTAAATCGTAAACCATCTTGTTTGCCGACTTGAACAAACTTTCTTTACAATATTCATATGTCTTTTTGAAATTTACGTTACCAAGCGACAATTCCCTGCGGCAGAAATATAACAAAGCCATCCAATCGGCTACCTTCACAACCTCTTTCACCTCAGGGTCAACGCTTACAATAGACTTATGGAGCATCTTCAAGGAATCGCTACACTTTCCATCATCCTCTCTAAACTCTTCAAAGAACTGATGAGAAACGTAATGATTGATTGCTTCTTTTATCTCTTGTCCGTTGAACTTGTTATACTTTACGGAATGAGAAATATCACGCAGGAATATTGCTTCATCGAAATCGTGAAAGAGTGCGTGGGTAACGCAATCCAACTTGAATTTATCCCAACGACCTCTACCATCATCACCGCCAAGAATATCCTCAAGAATCACTCGTGTAAATACACTAACTTTGAAAGAATGTTGGGAAACACTTTCCCTTTGAAATACATCCCTTTCTTGCCATTGAATTATGTTGTCGATACGCTTCAAATGGCTACCTTCTACAATTTGTTCAATCATACAATTTATCTTTTTAATAATTAACCTTGTTCGCCGTCCTTTTCCTTCTTTGCTTCACTAACAATGTACATTCTCGTTCTATCGTTAGAATACAACCTGCGCTCATTTCTGAATTTATCCTTCTGAGCAATACCGCTTATTGCTACTATCTTGTTTTTATAGTCTTCAATTTCATCACGATACAACTGATATGTATCTGGCCAAATATTGCAATTTATAATCGTATTGTTACAATCTATTTGGATAGTACACATCACGCCATTCTTCGTATTGTTCTCACGATAAAACAAGAACTTTCCAGCAATAACAACCTCTTTTTTCTCAGGAACTCTCGCAAACTCGTTTTCGTCAACATACAGACGCACGAAACGCTTATTTGGTATGAGGTCTTTGATATAGTTTTCATAATCTATCTCACCAAAACCAGTTAGTTTCTTTTGCTCCTGAATCCAAAAAGCATTTGTATTAGAATCGGGTGATGAATACTCGCTTGGTAACTCCTTATCACCTTTCATCTCAATCAAATATCTCTCCAGCAGTTTCTTTCTATTCCTGGGCTGCTTAATATCGCATAGCAAGTCAAACGCACCACCTATAATCAACCCCTTCACAACTGTCTTGTTTACCTTCGATGGAACCCTTGAAATAAACTCATCGAAATCGAAAAACTCTCCATTAGCATTTCTTTCATCAATCAACGCTTTAACCGCTACATCACCAACTCCCTTAATCTTATTCAGACTGAAGAAAATTCGTTGCTCCTTTGGGTCACATGTAAAATAATCTCCCGAATGATTAACGTCAGGCGGTCTTACCTCCACTGCTATGCCGCTCTTTTTAATTTCAGCCAATCGGTATGGTATTTCACTCTCCTTACTTTCGCTCAAAGAAACAGTCCAAAACTCCAAAGGATAATTAACCTTCAGCCACATTGACCAATACGATATATATGAATACGCTGCGGCATGAGACTTATTAAAAGAATATGAACTAAAAGCGTTCATCTTATCCCATATCTTTTTTGCTTCTTTCTCAGGGCATCCGTTACTAATCGCACCAGCAATAAATCTATCACCCAACTCAGACAATTCCTTATGTTTCTTTTTCTTGATATACTTTCGGGCATTCTCCGCATCTACAAGACTCAAACCACCTAACTGATGTATGATAGACATCATCTGCTCTTGATATACCAAAAGTGAATACGTTTCCTCAGTAATATTCTGTATGCCGTAATCGTACTTGGGTTTTTTCTTTCCATTCTTGATATCAGCGAAATCTTGATGGGCATTACTCTCCATTGGACCAGGTCTAAACAATGCCGTCATTGCAATTAGGTCTGAAAGTTGGGATGGTCTTACCTGACGACAATAACCCATCAACCCAGTCGTACCGAACTGGAATACATCCTCACACCATCCTCGCTTAAAGAACTTAAACACCTCATCATCGTCAAACGGAATCTCAGTCACCTCTATCTTTTTACCATAATGCTTTTCTATCAAGTTGATAGTATTATGTATTTTCGTCAACTGAGATAGTCCAAGAATATCCTCTTTCAAGAATAACGCACCCTCAGTGTACTTTCCTTCCCATTCAGTTACCAATAACCCATCAACCTCTTTAATCGGCATGAGGTTGAAAATATCCGTATTATCGCCAGCACTATTATGCTTTGGTACTATGATGTACGCTGACGGGTGAACAGAATCGGTCTTTGGAATCATCAAAGCGTATTTGGTAAGATGTACAATTTCTGGATTTTCCTGAACGAACTTGTAAAGAGTTTTGGAACGTGAGGCAAATTCAATCAAATCTCCCCAAGTGTACTCTATTTGGTCATCAATATCCTTCGTAATCTTATTTGTATAATCAAAAGACAATCCCTTGATTTTTCCGAAATCTTTGATAGCAGTTTTCAACTTTACTCTCGTAAAAGTTGTAACACTACATGACCATGCAGATTTATACTTATTAACAATATATTCTTTAACCTTATCACGCACTTGCGGCTCAAAATCGCAATCCACGTCTGGGACATCCAGAAAGAACTCTTTTACCTTTACAGATTCAACTTTCATACTACTTCACAATCGCTTTTACGTCAATATCTAAACTATTCCAATCAACGTCATTAGACGCTTCAATAAATCCACCGCCAATAAGCGGCACTCTATCACCATCGGAAAATTTATATTCAGAACCATCTTCCATTGTTAATGTATAACTATGATGGGCACCTACACGGGCAAGGTTCAAAAATCGTTCAAAATATAAACCTAATGGAATCGGGTCAACCTGAGTTATATCCATACAGTAAGCAACAAGAGAACCGCAAACCGAACCACGACCTGGACCAACCATATACCCCTGCTCCCTGCACCACTTTATAATATCCCAAAGAATCAGCAAATAACTGCAAAGGTCATTAGGTACTATGATTGAGCACTCAAACTCTATTCTCTTCATATACTCATCCATCTTATCATCTGGAATCTTTCCAATCAGTTTCTTCTCTATACCATCCTGAAGAACTTCAAAGAATAATGCTTCAGGGTCATCAACTTCAAACTTGGGAATCTTTCTTTCAGAATTATCAATATGGAATGTGCATATTTTCGCTAACTCGTTGGTATTGCTTATTCCTTCAATAATAGCATCAAATAACGGCTCAACATCGTCTAACCATTCATCGTAACTCGCCAGCGTATCTGCTACGCTCTTAAAGTATTGATTTTTTGATTCAGGTGCTGCCTTTCCACTAACCTTATTTAACATACCCTTCAACTCCCATTCTTCTTCATCAAGATAATAGGAATCATTTATCACTATCGGTTTGACCTTCTTTCTAAAATCGCAAAGGTATCTATCAAGGGCAGCAAGATGTTTCTTAAACAAACTTGAAGATGAATACTCAACTGTGTCTATTTGGTAATAAACTACATCAAACGCTTTCTTATACCTCTTCAATAACTTTCTCGCTTTCTCATAATCGGCACTAATCTGGTTGAAATGACTTGCCGTTGGTATTACGCACGCTAAACCCTTCGTGCGTTGGTAAAGTACTGTATCAGGAATGAAACCATGATACGTGACGTTTATTTCCTTGGAAATATATAGCAAGTTTTCCCAACCTTCTTTATTCTCCACATAGAGTTTCAACTCAAAGGTTTCGGGCAAATCTTTACTATCAGGGTCATAATCTATCGCAACAACAATCGTCTCTCCTATAATCGGCTGGAGTTTGTATTTCTCACATGCCTCCTGAAACGCTAATGTTCCTGCTAATGTATTCCTATCGGCTAACCCTAATGCCTTACAACCAAGAAACGCTGCTTTCTTTGCCCACAACTTATCGCTCCCCGAACCATTCAACATTTCATACTCATCATGGACACCAAGATGAACAAACGGCATTACGCTCTCTTCGGAACACTTACCAAGATACTTGAAATCATTAAACTCAGGCTTGTAGATAATTTCATTGTATTTATTCCTATCTTCTTTCAGCGCACTGTAATAAAACTTACCGCCAAACTCAAAGAGAATGAAATCAACTTGTTTCTCATCGCAAATGTTAAATTCTTCATCCGACATAACAAAAGCGAAATCTTCATCAATAACATTCCCTTCAAACGGATGAAGATATAGGAACTTTCCAACACCTTCAATTATGATAATATCGGACTCATCAACAGACGAATCCGACACTATCATCTTATTATCTTCAACCCATTTCTTTAACTTATCGTCAATCATAAATTACCCATTTCTTTCATTTCAGAATTGCTGTAATTCTTAATCTTGTTTGCAAAGAAATTACGTGCCATTACGCCAATATCCCAATCCATTGCTCCATATTCCTGAAGATGATTTTCTACAGCCGTCAATGCCATTATTGCTTCATCGCTCTTCCACTCCTTTTGGAAATCTGGTCTTGAAATCTCTCTCTTATAAATCAAATAAATCTCCAAGAGACGATAAACACATGCGAACCAGTGAGACTGATTGAGGAAATCGTTTATTTCTTCCCTGCGGGGCATATCACCTTCAGCCACTCTCGTCAAGCAGGCAATCATTCTTT